AAAAAAGTAAGAGAAACAGTACAAGGTTTAAGTGAAATAGGTCAAATATCTAAAGTACAAATTTCAAATATAATTGGTTTTGGTAATGCTTTAAGTAAAGCACAATCAAATTTTAATCAAGCAGTAAGGGGTGCAAAAGAATTTAAAGCTGCTTCAAGACAATTAATTCAAGCGGAAAGAGAATATAATGCTGAATTACAAAAAAGACAGGCAATATTAGAAAGTATTAGAAGAGGGTCAAATTTTGCACAATTTAGTCGAGGTGCTTCGCAAATATCAGGGCCTACTGTATTTGATACTGCAACACAAAAATCAATAGATAGAAATAGAAGAAAACAAAATCGAAGGGCTGGAAGAAATCCTGTTCCTTTTGGTCCTCAACAATTTATTGGTCCGCTACCGATGCAAGGCCCTATGTATGGTCCAATGCAAGGTCCAATGCCAATGCAAGGCCCGTTGCCAATGCAAGGTCCTCTGCAAATGATGACAGTAAATAATAATCCAAGAATTTTAAGAAATCTTGAAGCAAGTCGAATGTCAAGAGAAGCATCTGGCTTTCGCATAAATCCAGGAACTCAGTATGACAGACCTATAGGACCTGCTTTTAGTGCTGTGATGAAATCACAGTTAAGACATCAAAAAAAAATTGATACGAATACAGGTAAAACTGCACAATTATTAAGTGCATCAAATAACAGGGCTATTTTTTCAAATCAAATTGCTGGTGGAACACAATATTCGACACCTATTGGTCCTTCAAGAGCACCTTTGTTAAATAGATTAGGTTTTGGTCAGGGTGCTAATCCAAGAGGACCTTTTGCAAATAGCAGAGGTAGAGCAGGAAGAATATCAGGATCTCTTTCTAGTGGTCTTATTGGTGGAGGTTTTCCATTACTTTTTGGTCAAGGTCCTTTAGCTGCTGCTGGTGGTGGTATTGGTGGTCTAGCTGGTGGTGCGTTAGGTGGAGGATTTGGTTTTGGATTATCTATTGCTGGTACTGCGATTGCTGCAAGAATACAAGAATCTATTGATTTTAGAAAATCTATTTCTGAATTAAACGATGAAATGGGCAAAATGGGTATTAGTTCAAATATAAGTGCGAGAGCCGTAAGTCAATTAGGAAAATCTTTAGGTATTACAAAAGAAGAAGCAGTAGCAACCTTGCAAGAGTTTAAACGATTTGGCAATGATGCAGTATTGCTTGCTAAAAAGTTTGGCGGAGACTTTGCTAAATTTGATGCTTTAAGTTCAGCAAATACAGTTGAGTCTGCATTATCAGCTATAAGAAAAATTAATAAAGATCTGACATTAGAGGATGAGTTAAGATTTATATTATCAGTTCAAAGAAAAGGAGTAGAGGCAACTATAAATGACATAATTACAGATACTTTGGAAAAACAAAAAGAATTAGATACAGCAGGTTTTGGACAGGGAGTAGGTGGTAAAAGAAAAAGACCAGCAGTATTACAAAGTGAACGAGAACAATTAAAACAAATAAATACAGAAAATACTAAATTTATAGAAAAATTAACAAATATTAGAGATTTATATGACCAGATAAGAATTGCAAATGAAGAAAGTTCATATTCAATAGTTAAAGGTTTACAAGATGTAAATGCTGAAATAAGAAGATTAAATAGTGCACAGTTTCAAGTAATTGAATTATCTAAAACACTTGGTTCTGCTTTTTCAGAATCTTTCAAGGGAATAATAAAAGGAACAATGAGTGTTCAAGACGCATTTAGAAATATGTTTATGCGTATAGCAGATCATTTCTTGGATATGGCTGCACAAATGATGGCTGCACAAATATCAAGAGGATTTATGGGATTATTTGCTAATGCTTTTGGTGGAGGTAGCGATGTTTTTGCAGGTTTTAATCGAGGAGCAGCAGGTGGAGTTACGATGGATAGCTTTGCTAACGGTGGTAGACCTACTGTTGGTAGGGCTTCAATAGTAGGAGAAAGAGGTCCAGAACTTTTTGTTCCAGACAGAGCAGGTACTATAATTCCAAATCATGCTATGGCTAGTATGGGTGGTTCTACAAATATAGTTATAAACGTAGATGCTTCTGGAACAAATGTAGAAGGTGACGAAGATCAAGGTAAAGAGCTTGGTCGTCTTATCTCAGTTGCAGTACAATCTGAAATAATACAGCAACAAAGACCAGGAGGATTACTCGCATAATGGCTACCTTTCCTTCAATTAAACCTACTTATGGTCAACAAAAAAGATCAGCACCTAATACTAGAACAGTTCGTTTTGCAGATGGTTATGAACATAGAATTTTATTTGGTTTAGCTCAACATCAAAATCCAAAAATTTTTCAACTTACTTTTAATGTCTCAGAAACAGAATCAGATGAAATAGAAACATTTTTAGATGCTAGAGCAAATGATAGTGATAGCTTTACTTTTACCCCACCAGGAGAAAGTTCTTCTTCTTTGTTTGTTTGCGAAAATTGGACCAAATCAATACCATATAATAATAGAGCTACAATTCAAGCAACTTTTAGAGAAGTATTTGAACCAGCAGATTAATGTCAGTTAATTCTAAAGTATTTAGTAGTTTACAGGATATAAATCCATCAGCAATTATTGAGTTGTTTACGTTGCAGTTGTCCACGGCATTACATGGTGCTAATACTATTTATAGATTTCATGCTGGTAGTAATCTTGATGCAAACGGAAAAATAGTATGGGCTGGTAATGAGTATCTTAGATTTCCTGTACAGGCATCAGGTTTTGCTTTTCAAAAAGGACAGTTACCCAGACCTAGAATATCTATTAGTAATGCTACGGGATTAATTTCATCAATACTCTTATCTGTAAATGAAACTACAACTGGTAATGATTTAACAGGAGCTACTGTTACAAGGATTAGAACATTAGCTAAATTTATTGATGCTGTCAATTTTGAAGATGGAACAAATGCTACTGCCGATCCTAATGCAGAATTTCCACAAGAAAAATATTCAATAGATCGTAAAGCAACAGAAACTAGAGAAATTGTTGAGTTTGAACTTGCTGCACCAACAGATCTTGCTGGAGTTCGTATTCCAGGTCGGCAAGCTACTCGTTCAATCTTTCCTTCTATTGGTACGTTTGTTCAATGAGTTGGAAATATAAAGCTTTACTTCATGCACAACGAGAAGATCCAAAAGAATCTTGTGGACTTTTATTAAATGTAAAAGGTAAAGAAAGATATTACCCTTGTCGTAATCTTTCAATGACAGATCATCAATGTTTTATTATTGACCCAGAGGATTATATAAAGGCAGATAATACGGGAGAGATTGTTGGTGTTGTTCACAGTCACCCAATCACTCCACCAAATCCTAGTCAGGCAGATAAAATAAGCTGTGAAGATAGTAATTTACCATGGTATATTGTTAATCCAAAAACAGAACAGTGGTCGTATTTAGAGCCTTGTGGATATAAGCCACCTTTATTAGGTCGGCAATGGGTTTGGGGTATAACTGATTGTTGGAGTTTAGTGAGAGATTGGTATAAAGAAGAAAAAAATATTGAACTTAGAGATTGGGAAAGACCTGCAACACTAGAGGAATTTAATAATAAACCTTTATTCGAGGATTGTGCTTGGCGAACTAATTTTAGAGAACTTAGACCTGATGAAAAATTACAAGATGGAGATGTTTTATTAATGAGTATTTTGCATTCAACTTTAAATCATGTAGCATTATTTTTTGAAGGAGATGTTATTCATCATTTAACCGATAGACTATCTTGTAGAGAGCCTTACTCTGAATGGTTGTTAAAATGTACAGGAAAGAGGTATCGCTATGCTTCGTAAATTAAAGTTATATGGACAATTAGCAGAATTTATCGGGCATAAAGAGTTCGAGATAAAAGTTAATAGTGTTTCTCAGGCTGTAAGTTTTTTAATACATAATTTTCCAGAAGTAGAACGTTTTATGGGTCCTAAATATTATCAAGTAAAAGTTGGTAATTATGATATTGATAAGAATGAATTAGCATATCCTGTAGGAAGGGAAGATATACATTTTATTCCAGCTATTAGTGGTGCTGGTAGAGGTTTTGGAAAAATATTATTAGGTGCTGCTTTAATTGCTGGTGCTTTTATTGTTAATCCTGCTATATCTTTTAGTTTTAAAAGTGGTGTAACTGGATTTAGTACTTTAACTGGAGTTTCTGGTGCGTTAACAAAAGCTGCTATTTATGTAGGTGCAAGTTTAGTTTTATCTG